CCAAAACTTTGGAGGGGATGTCGTTTCTTGGGTTCAAAATACATGAGTTACAACCTGGGTTGTTTGTACCAAAGTACAAGCTTCCCCGTTTAGCTTATTCTTTTTGTCATTCGTTATCGCGGAAGCGTGAAATTGACAAAGAATTGTCGAAGATGATATCACTTATGCTTATGAGTGCTGGTCACGGAGAATTTGTTTACAAGCAGTTCCGTGATGCTATACTTTTTGTTGTTGTGAATACCAGCCATCCTTGCACGTCACGATTGATGAGCGAGGGTTTGGATAAAACCGTTCCAACATATCAGTCGACGCTGGACTGGTATGCTGGTAAGCTGGAAGGGTATAAAATTTCTCAGGATGGATGGAGGAATAAAAGAAATTTTATAAATATGACGGCAAAGGCACTCAAAGCACAAAAGCGTCTAGAACGTGGCGCACTGGCGGTAGGTTGCATTCCTGAAGCAGTTTCGTGGATGGAGTGCGCACTTGACCCTTTCCCAGATGAGGAGAGGCGTCTTTCTGGTTATCCAGATATGGTCACAAGTAAATCCATAGTGCAAGCTTTCCGACAGAAGGTCACTGTCAATGGACCTGGGGCTGGCAACTGGGACACGTCAATTTCATTTGACGGATTGTTCACTAATACCCCTATGGGTACGAGTAATATGAGTAACAATGTGTTCCAGTTTACTGGTCAAGGAGCCAATAGTTATCAAGTAGGAGGGGTCTCAATCAGATGGGCAGCGTCAGGTACCAACCTGTACCTGCCCACTGTGCAGACAGCTGTTTCAGCTGGGTTGAATCCGGTAGTTAGTATCACCACGCCTTTTAGAGTTATATCAATTGGTATGGAGATTTGGAACACCACAGCCCCACTGTACAGACAAGGGAATGTTGTCGTGTGGCGTCAGCCCCGCATCATAGAAGACTATGTCGTAAACCCTGCTGTCAATGCCACGGCGGCGGCATCGACTGGTTTTGCTCCAGTGAAGTATTACAATGTTAATACCATTCCCGAAACTCCCACTAACGCTCTCATTCTGTCCGGCTCGCAAAGTTGGGCAGCTGAGAAGGGTGTCTATATGGTCGGGACCTTGTGTAATTCGATTGTTCCAATTTTTGAGAACATCGATGCTTATGCAGGAGCTATCTACACATCGAATGGGATAGCCTATTCCACAGGTCTTGTTAACAACGGACTTATACCCTGGGTTTCGACGTTACCGATAGACACAGCTTTCAATCAATTTGGAGCTTATTTCACTGGGTTGAGTCAACAAACGACATTGGATGTAGTTTTACACTATGTTGTTGAGAGATTCCCACAGGCTACGCAAACAGACCTCGTCACAATGGCGACTCCATCGTGCCCATATGACCCTAAGTGTTTAGAATTGTATTCGAAGACAGTCTGGCATTTGCCAGTCGGTTGTTGGGTCGAGGAGAATGGTTTGGGCGATTGGATTTGTTCCGTCGCTGATACTCTTGGCTCGTACGGTGTCCCTGGTATGGGAATCGTGAAAGGAGTGGTTCAAGGAGTTCAAACTGCCTCTAATATGTATGATCAATATCAGAATATTCAGCAAGGTACGAGAGCCCCTCCCTCTGAGAGTCAGAGCAAACTTGCACCTGTCCAGAAGGTGAAGGCCCCAAAAGAGGCTAAAATTGGACCTATGCTCCCTAGTGGTAAATTTAAATCCCCGGAAGCAAAGGCTAAGAAGAAGAAGGCTAAAGCGAAAGCTGCGGCCAGGCATGGTTAAAAGCGGT